ACGCCCCCTCTAAATTCCCAAACCCCGCCTCCGGCCTATTATCCTTCTTGTTTGCCTCTGTCCAGTCCATCTTCTCCGTCAGCTTCTTCCCTCCGACGGCTCCCTTTGATGTATCCTCCCATCCTTCCGCCTGCATTTCATCCCATTCGGGCATTGTAACCGGGCTTAAAACGCTCCTACAATGATAATGCAACGGCGGCGTGTTAGCCGGTAACGCCGGATCATCCAACATCATAATTTTCCCGTTACGACTCTCGCAAATATCAGTTACCCGGCTATCCAAAATCGCCATAAATTCAACGGCAGGCACAAATGATTTCTGCGCTCGAAACATCTCTAATCTACCCTGATTAAAAGCCGTTGTCGCGTTCGTCCGGGCGATATTCTCTAATCTTGCCTTATTATAAGTCGGTCCCGATAAATATTCACCCAGCGCGTCCATCGTCTGGTTAACGGTCGCGCCTTGTTCAAGAGCGTTCTTCATAACCTGCTGAACGTTACCGGTAACATCGTCGTAATAATCGTTCCCAAAATGTTCCGTCCAGGAATCCATCCATTTTATAGCGTTCTCCGGCGGGACGGGTTCACCGCTAACGGACCAGGCAAATGATATTTCAATATTTTGTCGTTTTGCCTCAATCTCTTTATCCGCAAGATTCATCCCCTGAACGTATAACTCGCGGATATACTTTTCAAACAACGAAATATAACGCTTGCGCCCCGGCATTTCAAGGTTATCAACGGTGCCGGTCCTAAGCGTTCGGGTTACAAGATCCTTTAGTTCGGGTGTCAATTTTTCAAAAAGTTCAAGCGCGCGATTACGAAAAGCCTTCTCAAACATATTAAGCGTTTTTTCAATCCGCTTGAGTTCTCGCGGTGTCATTCTGCCTCCGACAGGCTCATAATATCTGATTTTACGTTGTTCATCAGGAGATTAAACTTTTTTGGTGATTGTTCTTCAGAGGGGTTTTCGTCTGTTTGCTGTTTCTCGGATTCATCAGTGTCATTTGATTTATGATTATCGTTCTGTCCCTGATTATTCCCCGGTAATTTCAGCCTATCTGCAATCTCCTGCGCCTTCCTCTCATCCTCCGCCCGTTTCTCATCAAGCATTGATTTCATTTCGGCTTCGCCTATCTCCGGGGCGTTAATCTTCTGTCGCATGTGCTTCAAATCTTCCAATTTATCAGGGAACATAATTCCCGAATTAATTGCCCCCGTGAACATCTCCATTATCAGTTTGCCGGTTTCAGGGTCAAACTCATCACACTGAAAATCTCCCCACTCGTCCTGTTCACCAAAATTCCAAGTGATAAGCGGTCGAATTAATTGCTCAATCAAACACTCCGTAAGCCCCCGGCGAATCTTTTCAAGCGCAAGGTAGAATGAATCCTGATGAGTTTTGCTTTGTGAGTAAGAGCCACTCCCGCCCTCGTTATTTGCAGCCACAAGCGAAGGTATTAACAACCCTCTAAAAATCATCTGATTAAAATATTGAATCGCTTGATAAAAAATGTCCCCGAACGAGCGATTCGGCCAATGGATTTTTAGTTCATCGCCCTTCGGGTGTGATATGCTCGTCCCGGCCATAATTGAGGCCATTATCTTTTGTATGTGTTCATCGCCGGTAATTTCCTTACCGTTGGGGTCAACAACCACGTTGTTAAGATTGTCAAAAATATACTCGGCAAGCGGGGACCCGTGGCCCTCCATCCCACGCATCCAAAACGCAATTGTGTTAATTTTCTCATAATAAACCGAATATATAGATTTCAACCGGCTTATTCCATAAGGGTTGCCATATCTTGACCGCCCAACGAGATGAATGAATTTTGATATGTCGTAACCTTCGATATTTGACGCGTCCGCGCTCCCGCCGCCAAACCAGTTGTAGTAAAATTTAACGCTCTTAACCCGGTTTTTGTTCAGTCCCTCGGACTCTAAAATAAACTCAACGTCTTTTGGGTTAATAGGCTGTATATCGTGCAGGACAATTTGATCGTCCTGAAAATCAAAAATCATTTCCGAAAGGGCGAATCCCGCCCAGATTGACGAGTAAACTATTTCCTCGGCAACATCGTAAATCGTCCCACGAAGTCGCTCGAATTGCTCGTGGATAAAGTCGTTAATTTTAGGGTCAGGATGTGAGTATTCACCTAACCGGGCGATTGTTGCAAGAGTTAATAATTCAACACCATAAGAAACGGTTTCATCTGTATCCAACATTTTTTCATAAGTTTCAAGCCCGACCTTATCGGGATTTAAAAACGAACCCAAAAAATTAAATATGGATTGAGAGTATGACGCGGGACCGGAGTTAATGACCCGCGATAAGTCTTTCTTTTGCTGAGGACTTATCAGGTTTTTAATTTTGTCTAAAATGCCCACGTGTTAATCCTCTTGTTAAATGTCTAAACTAAAAAATCTAAAAAACTCTCTTGCCGCCAAGAATAATTCTACCCTGTTGCTTGCCCTGCAATTTATCTTCCACCGCATATCTCAACGCGTCCATAAGATGATTATAATCGCCTTCCGGCTCGTTGATATATCCCCCGGCTTTGTCAGCCTTAAAACAATAGTTATTCAGTTCGGTTTCAGTGTTTTTACAAGACGGATGAACGATAATCTTATAATCCTGAATCTGCTGAACCCCGTGCATTACCGAATCCCGGCCTTTTGCCGCAGGTTTAATCCTTAAAAGACCATAACGTTTTAGCTCATCAATACTTTTAGGCTCCGCAGAATCGGCCACAATTGATTCTTTTGAATAGCCCTTATATCTGATAATCTCGTAAATTTGGCGATTCGACAGGCCCTTTTTGTAGATTTCATCAAAAATATATATCTCGCGCTTGTCGAGGATTACAATCGCACAAATAAAACCGGTAGGGTCAACCGTATAACCAAAATCAAGCCCGAAGCACGATATAGCACCATTTAATTTTCGTATGAAATCAACATCAAAATCTTGAACCGTCCAATTCTCATAAACAAGTCCCTCTGCGATTCCCCAATCCCCATCCGCTTCAACTTTCTTGCGCCGGGGAGAAAGTAAGTCAAACTGTTTTATATCGTCTGCGTCTAAAAACTCATTACATTCATAAGTCGTTGTCCGGCAAAAGGTTCGCTCGTCCGGGTTGTCAAAAAATCGTTTCTTCAGCCATATTTTATCGTTCCACGGGTTAAAGGTTAGGGTGAACTGTTTGAAGTATCCCTTCGGTAATTCCCCGCGAATACTCATATCAACCATATTAAAGGCTTGTTCGTCTTTAACCTGATATGCTTCCTCAACCCAAACCCAACAAAGAACACCAATATCAACGGTAATCGAAGTGATTGATTCCGGTTTGTCCAACCCACGGAAAAGAATCTTTTGGCCGGTTGGCCTATATATAATTTCCATTGGAGATAACTTAAAATCCCAAAGATGAGATACTTTAAGGCGCCGGGTTGCCCATTTTAATTGAGCGTAAGTTGAATCTTTATGATTGATGAAAAACTGTCGTAAAACGAGAACGTTCGCCAACGGCATTCTCATCATATTATATATTATCCACAATGCCTCTGTTGTGGATTTTTTTGAACCCCTACCACCCTTAATTACTCGATAACGACGTTTACAGTGCCAGAACTCGTTATACCCCTTGCCGATAATATCGGAGAGATTAACTCGGATGTCGTTGCTGATGTTCATTTTTTTATTATTAATCGTTTTTATTATTAATCACTTTTATTTTAATCGTCGATCTCCGGGATATTACCCTCAAAAATTATTCGGTTGTTCATGTCAATCAATTGCTTATCGGTAAACAACTGATACCTCTTACCAAGTAACTCAGCGGCCTTATTACGGTCTTTAACGTCCGGCATTTTCTCCGCCCGTTGCTCTTTGCCATCCCAAAACTGGACGACTTCTTCGGTTGGTTCCCCTCGTAGAACGGATGTTAAATATTGCATAACCTCGGCGGCGTCGGCTATTTTTTTTGATTGAAGTTTTTCAAGGTGTGTTTCGATGTAAGATTTAAGGTCAGGTTTAGTCAAGAGCTCTTGACCTATTTGTTTAGCACTCCGCGCACTATAACCGGCTCTTATGGCCGCTTGTGCCGCGTTAAGGTCGATGAGATATTCATCTGCAAATCTCTTTTGTTTTTTTGTCATATCTCATCACCCGGTTTTCCTCCCCGAAAATAAAAAACCGCCTGTCAAAAACATAAAAGCAGTTAATAGCAAGCGGCTTATTTTCAGGTTATCACAAGTCTTGTCAATTGTCAATATTTTTTTGTGAATTTATGAAATTTTCTTCTGTGTCATATCGTGTTTGATTTCCTGCGCCCGTCGAATGTCGGAACGGCTCGGTTTAACTTTTTTTCTTCGTCCCGTTTTCTCCGACGAATGCCGGTCAGGAACATAAATTTTCTCTTGCTCATCCCAACACTCTTGAACAAGTTTATCATTCCACTCTCGCGCCATTTTCCACCATATTAACAACGATTTAGGGGGCATTATGTAGCCGATTATATCGGTTTTACACGCTTCGCAAAAATCGGGAACTAAAAAATCAGGGAATAATCCTAAGAAATTCTTTGGGTTTGGAGGACTTTGCCAAGCGGCTTTCTGCGTTTCGTAGCAATGAGGACATAAAAAATCAACCGCTAAAATTACTGTATCGTCAATACCAGACAATACTTCAACGCCTTGCCAATTAAAATACTTAACGTTCTTTTGACTTTCTTTCAAAAATGACCTCCGTTTTTTAGTTTGTTTTTTAGGGTTATTTTTCAATTTTTATTTCATTTCCTGATATTTTATCGGTATCCCCAATTTCTCCGCCGTTTCAATTTCTTGTTTCATCCCCCCTGATATATGATCCCCGCCGACCAACATTTCATCGCAAACCGACAGAAATGCTATACCAGCTCTAATCCCTGCATTGCGATCAACTTCGCAGGAATCGTCAAGAAATTGAGGGTATATTAGGTGCGCAGCAAATGGAGCGTTTCCCTCGTCAATAACTTGTTTGCAAAGTTTTCGGGTGAATTCGACATTATATTCAGCGACGACATACCATTCATGTCCTCGTAAATTTTGAGGCGGTCTGTGTGGTGAACAGATAAACACTCGTTTCATTCGACCTCCTTTAATATCTTTTCTATTTTATTTATAAAAGTTTGAGGAACTTCACTTGGTATATATGTTGTAATATAATGGTGAAGTTCACACAATATATCTTTAAGTAGTTCAAACTTTTTATTAACATTTTTAATTAATTTTAAGGTTGGTTGGCGGATATTATTTTTTATAAAATATGTCCCCAAAATTAATTTTGAAAAAATGTTCCCATTTTTAAGAATTAAAATACTATTAGTTAACTCTATACCAAAAATATGACAATAAAAAATTCTTATCTCTATGCCGGTGAAAAGATAGTGGTTATGATTTTCAATATTAATATATTGTGTAATCATTCAATTACCCCCAGTTCTTTTACCGGGCCTTCCTGGAGATATTCGGGATTTTCAAAGGTGTTGCCGATGATATTGCCTTTTGGGTAATGGAATCCGGTTATAAGATCTTTGCAATATATTATATTACCATAATCATCTTTTTCTATATCATATTTATGATATTCATTATGATCATTATAATGCCCTAATAGTAAGTTAACATAAGCAACCTCATCCGGATTATAATATATTAAATATACCAACGAACCTCGACGCATAATATCTTTGTCATGTATCTTAACTTTGTTATCGTCTGTTATTCCCGTCCACTGCATAACGTGGGCGGGGTTGGTGATTTGAATCATTCTTATATTCAAATATCCTGCGTCTGCAATATAGGCAGTTACAGTATCCATATTATAATTTATTGTCATTAACTTTAAGTCAGATCCGTATTTATATGCCATTTTATTTGTTTCAGGGACCCACACTCTAAATTCCGGAAATTGTTTATTGTTCATCATCGGCCTCCAATTTTTCAACGCTAAAATATTGAATAATACTAATACAAGTTACTTTGTACATTTTTTCACATTCGCTACATTGCAATTCAGTATTTTCATCTTCGCATAAAGAATAATCATTTTGAAATTGGCATTCGTTTTTTGTCCCACAATAAGGACAAGCAATATCATCATCTACAACGTATTCAAAATCATTTTCGTTAAATTCCCTTTTTCCAGTGCCGTTACAGGCCATGCAATTTTGAGGACCATCGACAATAAAATATGTTTTTTTGCCAGCCCCATTACAGGTTACACATTTAATTTCATTCTTTTTAGGCATTTGATTCCTCCATTTTTAATTGATTTCCAATAAATTTTAACCAAATAAATATTTATATTTACGTTTTTTCAACATTATTTCTCCTTTCTCGCTATTTGCGCACAACGGCGCGTAAAATCTTTCAAACTTTTAATTCCTTAAATCAATAACTTTGCCCAATTCTGATAATTTATTTATTGCAAATTCACTTAAATAATCAGGTGAATATATTATAACGGCAGATCCCTTAGGCGAAGCACCAATTTTTTTGCCGTTGAGTTCAAAGTTTACGCGACCTTTTAAAAATAGTATATAAGACGCAAAAGGCCAAATATGTTCGTGCCATGCTTTAATCTCCGTACTTGCTGGGATTAATAAGACAATATCTGTTTCGTATTTTAAGTGTTGTTCTTTTGCTTTTTTTATAAAATTATTTAATTCTTTGCCATAAGGCGGATTCACAAACGTTGCTGAAGTCCATTCAATAGAATCGTTTTCGACGCTTGCGCAAGGACATTTACAGTTCTGATATGTACATGCACCATCAATTATAAAATTAAAAATATCATTAAGTTTATCAAATAACCATTGAGGCGTTTCCCATTCTGTTGATTTACTTTTTGGCATATAGCCTGACATATTATTTACCTCCGCTCGTATATTTATTCGCCTCCGCCTGCCCCGCAGGACAGGAACAAAAATACCAAGTTTGTCCGACATAATCTTCAGGTTGACCGTGAAAATCTTTTATGCCACAAGTAGTACCTGTACCGTGGCAGTAAGGGCATTCTTTTAATACTTTCTTATCATATTCTTTCCGATATTCTTCACATTCTTCATAAGGAGTTAAATATACAGCGCAACCACAGCCATATTGATTTACTGAACTACATCCATAACAGCAGCCATAATCATCATCACTCATTTGCCCTCCTCGCGCTCCCGCGCTTAAATTATTGATTCGCCGAAAAAAACGCTCTCGCAAAACCTTCGGGCGTTATCGCCCGTTTCGCTGGATTTCTAACGATATGAGCAATACTCGGGAATCCCGTCAACTTTCGATTGTGTATTTTTTTCGGGGCGTTAAAATAACCCCAAATATCCGTCTTTTTTGAATACGGATGACCAAACTGATAAGGCTCAAAGCAAAACGCCGGTTTGCCAAGAAACTGTCTCAAATAACCAAGCGGGTTCTCCAACGCCCAAAACTTCAGTGTGCCACGTGTCCGGGCCTCCCAAATAAGTTTCATACAGGCTTCAACAACTTCCATTCCTTCGCGCAGATCGCGCGGAGTTT